TTTTCTTCTTCCTCCCTGATAATAAGGATTTTCCTAAAGTTCCTAAAGCAGATAATAACATATTATACTCCTACCAAATCATGAATACCCAAAGAGCGAGTGGTCATTTCTCTATAAGTAGATCTATTTACAATCATGATATCAGGAATAGTCTTACTTCCAATCTTAGTAGGAGTTTGATCTTGTTTACTTATTCTCTTCTCTGGTAATACTATTGTTTTCTCCGTTTTACCACTTACAGGAACCTCAATAGAAACTAATCCTATTGCTTTAGCTGGAATGAATGTAGATGATTCAACTGATTTAAGTGATTCACCTCCATTATCTCCCATATTTTTCAAATCCACAACTAAACCACCACCATTAAAGTGTTGAACTAAACCACCTTTATTAAACTGCATGGTGTTATTGACCTTTGCAGCAGCGTTCATTCCCTCAAAGATATTAGTGCCATACCGTTTGACTGCATTCTTGGTTATTACAAACTCACCAGGAGTTAGCATGGCAGGAACTGTGTCTTTATTACTTTCACCAAAAACCATTGGACTGACAAATCCACCTTGATTCATTTCCTGTGGTTTTATTTCACCAAAGAATCCATATCTTTTTTCTTGACCTGTTTCTGTTTTTTGAATTTGCTCTTCTCTTTCTGATCCTGCCCCTGTAATAAAATCACCCACTCTCTGAAAAATATTACGACTTTCTTGCTGTTGTTCTAATTGATTGATAGTGCCCTCTACACCTTGTTGTTCTATAGATTCATTCACTGCCGTATCTGCCTCATCTTCTACTAATCCAGGAACTAGAGCAGGAGCAATACCTCCCGCACTGAATAATGCTGCTCCTATCAATAGGGGATTTTTACTTAATCCTACCAAAGCAGGGAGAGCCTTAGCTAAAAATGCAGTCAAACCTGCAATAGCAGTACCTAAAGGAGTTAAAAATGCAAAAGCCGCCAATGTCAATGCAGGCCACCAATCTTTAAAAAATCTTGTAAGAGTAGTAATTTTCTCTTGATTCTCTGGATTCGTAAACCAATTAAGAACAAGATTAAAAAATGTTCCAATTAAGGTGAATTTTAAAAATCTTCCTATCGCACCTAAAATACGAGCAAAAGGAGAAACTACTTTACCTACTATTCTCTTTCCAACTGCAGCAATACCTTTTGAACTCTCTAATAAATTTTCTCTTATGTTTCTACTCTTCTTCTCTCTTTCTTTCTTGTCTATATTTGCTTCCCTTTTATTTTGCTTATTACCTATTCTTAAGATCCCTATAATACTGTCCAATATAGAATTAGTTTTTCCATCCATACCACCCTTCTTCTCATCATCAGCACTACCAGGCAATAATGCTTGAGGTTTAATTTTATTGGTGGGTATTACTTGTTTTCTCGCAAATAATTTATTAACATTTATTTTTCTTTTTTTCTCTCTGAGTCCCTTGAGTTCATCTCTTAATATTCTTGACCTTGGACTGTCTCCCTGATTGGCAATCTCAAGAGTATTAATACCCTCGATCAACGCAGACATATATGTTTTCTCTGCATTATCAACAGCATAAACATCTACTGGTTCTATTCCAAGATCCAATAGAATTTTTGAAATTTCTGGTCTAGCTGTAACTGCCATTAAGATGATGCTTGCTTTTGTTGTTGCTTCAATTTCTCTTCTTCAAGATGTGCTCGAAGTAGTTCAACATAAATGTCTCTCTCCCAAGGG